GCTGGTAAGAGCATAAGCGCTGGACAAGCAATGCAACTAACAGCACCTGTAGAAGCCCTTAACGTGGCTTGGGGTCAAGTTAATCCCGCTCTTCCTGGCTTTGGTCCAACAGGACAATTTCTCTTTAAATTAAGTGGAAAGTCCGGAGCCTTTGGTCCTGGATATGATGCTCTTCGCAAAGTAATCTTTCCATTCGGAGAACCAAAAAATGCTTTTGACTATGCAATCCCATCTTGGTTAAATAAATCATTTTTTGCTTTCTTAGGAAACGATGCAGCAAATGAAAAAAATGTTAAAGACTGGGCTTCATACCTAGCATCAACTGGTGACTATGGCGATGACCCTCTATCAGACCAAGCAGCAAGAAACGAGATATTTAATACTGCTCGTTCAATGTCTAAATGGGCTGGAATCCTTGGTGGATTCTTCCAGTCAATTGCACCTGCAACACCTTCACAAGAAGTCTTCTCTAAAGATAAAGATGGCGTATTACGCACTCAAACATTATTGTATAGCCAATGGGACCAAATGGTTCAAAAACATCCTGGTGATTACTGGGCTGCTGTTGGAGAGTTCTCAGATACCTTTGGTATCAAGAACATTCTAAATATTATTGGTGCTTCAACTCGTGCTGTAAGAGGCACAGGAGATGCTTGGTCATTTATTAACTCACATCCTGATGTTGCTAATAAATACTCTGATGTCAATACAGATATCATTCCTTATTTCTTCCCTGGTGGAGAAGCAGCAACTGCTTACTATAACTGGCAAAAGGCTACAGGTCGTCGTCGCCAATTAACTTCTCAAGAACTAGAAGCCCAAGCAACTAACCTTGTTTATCAATCGGCTAAATCTCAAATTTCTGAAGAACAAGCAACAATGGGACGCGATGACTATTGGTATCGTGACCAGATAATTGCTTTAAATGCAAAATTTGAAGGTGCTGCCCCAGCGCTAGATGTAAAGATTGGTTCTTCTCAAGCAAAGATTGCTAAGGTTGGACAGGCTATTAATGACCCTGCTTTTCAAGAATCTCCAATCTATGAAGAAACTAAGCAATTCTATAATGCATACATTAACGAATATAAGTATCTTCAAGAAGTAAGAGTTTCTGCTGAACCAAGTTTGTCAAGTTCTAACTGGGTTATAAGAGAAAGTGTTGACCGATTGAATATGTTGGCTAATCAACTAATGCTGGCAAACCCTGCATTTTCAAGAATGTATTACGGCGTATTCGCTGGAGAGTTAAAGGTGAGTGAATAATGGCACTTAATGATTACGTAAGTAATTATCCAGGCTGGCAAGATGCTGCAAAAGCAAGCAATAAAGCCCAACGTGACTTTCAGGCTGCTCAAACAGCGGCAGAAGCAATACCTTCATCTAATAAGGCTGCCTTTGATGCCGCTATTATTAAACTAAATGAGGCTAAGGCTGCAAGAGATTCTGCTAAGGCAAAAGTAGATTCTATTGTTTCTAAGGCTACTGAGAAGTATAATTCTAAGGCTGGTAAGTCTACTCTTGCTAAAGCCCAATCAGATTTTGATTTTATTGATAGCCAAATTAAAAGACTAGAAGCATTAGGTAAGCCAGTCCCAGCCAATTTTGAAACTCAAAGAACTGATGCTGAAACTAAATTAAAAGCCACACCTGGATATCAAGCCCCTCAATCTACTCCTGTAGACGGACAGACTCCTCCAAAGTCTAAGGCTAAGGGTGAGGTAATTGCTGGTCAAGGAAAACCAAAAGTAAGCATTAGCAACAAAAATACAGGTGGAAATGTAGAAGGACCTGCTTTTAGCACTCCTCCTCCTTCTTTACAAGATGAAATAAATGCTATGAATTTAGCAGTAAACAAGTCAGATTCTTTCGAGAGTATGGGAACTGTTGCTGCAGACCAAGGCGTTGCTGCTTTTAGCAATTCTCCTGCAGTCAAAAAACAAATAGCAGCGTGGAAAGTTCCAGGAACTTCTAAAGTAGGAAATAAAAATAGATTAGAAGATATTCAAATATTGTTAAGAGAAAATAAACTTAGCAAAGGAACTACTCCTCTAGGCATTCTTGATAAAAGTGATATTGATGGTTTAATGAAGGCTGTTCAAACTGCAAAGATGAATGGCGTTTATACAGAAACATTTTTAAATCGAGTATATACAGATAAAGTAATAAAAGGCACTACTGCAAGTTCAGGTGGTGGAATCACAAAGACCCTAGTTAGTTCTTTAAAACTTCTAGATGCTGGTGATGCTTCTGATAAACTTTCTAAGGCATACTATAAAGCCTATGGTAAGTATCCTAGCCAAAAACAAATAACAAATTTTAAAGACCAATGGAATCAAGAAGCCAAAAATCAACTTTCTCAAACTGCATCTTATCGTTCAAAAGGTATGAGTAAAGATATTACAACTGGTGAAGGTTTTACAGATGTAGAACAATCCGATTTCTTAAATCGCTATCTTGTTAAGAACCTTAAGATGGATGCCGCTAATCTTGGTGGAGATACTAAAAAGATTTATGATGAAATTCGTTCAGTCTACAGAGATAACTTCTTACCTGAACCTGAGTTTGCTCAAGTTGCCGGTGTAGTTAAAGACCTTATTGGAACTGCTGATGCTAATGTATATAATGCAAAAATAGCAAAGGTAAAAGAAACTGTTGGGAAGCAGGCTGCTGCGTTCTATCCAAGCATTAGTGAGGCATTACTAAATGGAGATAGCGTAGAAACCTATGCTTCTGTTTATAGAAACTCACTTGCTAAAAAATGGGGAGTTAGTGCCGAAAGCCTTAAGTATGATAATGAAGCCCAAGACCTTATTAAGTCAGCAGTTAACTTTAAGACTTCTGATAACAAAATGCGTCTAATGGATAACAATGAATTTAATGGTCTTATTCAGTCAACTAAGCGTTGGAAAGCAAGTGAAGAGGCATTTACAAGTTATAGTAATATTGGAGATAAACTTATCAATGCTTTCAATCTACAGAGTGGTGTTAAATAATGGCAACTAAAGCACAAATTGCTGCAGCAGCAGCCGCTCAAAAAGAAGTCAATACACAATTAGCAGCAACTAAAGTAGCAGCAGCAAATGCCAATGCTCTAGCAGCAAAAGCCGATACTCTTGTCAATAGAATGGTTATAAATACTCCATACGATGCTGCCACATTAAATGCAGATAACATAGCAGCGCGTAAAGCAACAGAAGCCTGGGCTAGTCCATTTTCTACAGCCTTTGGTGGCACTGCTCCTTCTACAACTCTTGATTATGTTCGTCAATACGCTAGTCCATTCTCAGATGTATTTGGTGGCACTGCCCCAGCAACTCCATACTCTCCATCTCAGATGACACCACCAGTAGGAACTGATACTGGAGGCGATGGAGGCGGCGGTGGCGGCGGAGGCGGCGGAGGCGGCGGTGGAACTACTCCTGCCAATGACTGGTCTAACCAGATTTATATTTTAATTAACAAATTAAAGTCAGTAGGCATACCTGCAGCAACTGCTGAAAGAGCAGGAGTATTTTTTGGTGCTCTGCTAGATGATGGTATTACTGATTTAGACAATGCTGTTGATATATTTTTATATGCAAAAACTTATAAGGCTAAAAAGACTGGTCAAGAAATACCATCACCATACTACCAAGATTTTGGCAAGTTCAACGATGGTCTTACGTCTGCCAAGCCACCAGGAGTTTTAGTTCCTTGGGTGCTTGGTCTTAGAGATACTCTTACAAAATACAAGCCTGGAAGTTTATATGAAACTGATGAGGCTATGCAGGATTACCTAAAGAATGATGTTAAAGTTTCTGAACTTGATGAGCGTTTAAATGCTGCTCGCCTAAGAGGTATCACTGCTGATAAGACTTACACTAATGCACTTATTGAACTAGGTTATATTTCAAAAGCAGAAGACTTAACTGGTTTCTTTGCTAGTCCTAAAATTGGACAGAAGCAACTTGAACTTAACCGAAATACTGGAGCATTTGCAACAGAGGCTCTTCGTCGTGCTAGAGAAGGTGGTATTAAACTTGATACTGAATTCTCTAAACAACAAGCCGCTAATTTAACCGCTCAGGGATATAGCGAAGCACAAGTTGCTAATATATCCGAAAAGGGCTACCAAGCAATTGCTAGAGATATTATGCCTGAAGTCAAACTATCTGGTATTTATCAAGGAACACAGGCTGCTAATGCAGCAACTGTTCAAAGTGAACTTCAACAACAAGAGTTTATGAGTATGGACTCAGAACGCTTTAATACTCTTAGAGGGCAAGAAATTGGAGCCTTCCAAGGTTCTGCCGGTCTGAGCGGTTCATCTGCATACTTGCGTAAGACATCACTAACATCTCCGAATATCGGAGCACTATAGAATCCTTGTAGGGACTATCGGACCTACTTGCGTATAAATACCGATAGCACGAGCCAACAGGAATCCCCATTCTTTGTTGAGGCGTGCGACAACTACTAAAAAGGGAGAGGTTGCAAATGAGCAACAACCGCGAAAACATATGGGAAGATGAAGAAGAAGATGATATCTCTTTCGAGAACCAATTCGATACAGATACAGACCTTGTTAAGAAACTACGTAAAGCCCTAAAGGCTGAACAGCGTCGAAGCAAGGAGTTGGAAACCAACTATTCCGAACTCACCAAAACCCAAAAAGAGCGGATTTTAAAAGATGCCTTGGCATCTCGTGGCGTTAATCCAAAAGTCGCCGCATTCGTTCCATCAGATATCGAGGCATCTGAAGATGCTATTGCTGCTTGGCTAGATAACAATGCTGACGTGTTCGGCATACCATCTAAAGAATCCAAGTCTGTTAATGAAAATGATATCAATTCTCTAAAGAAAATGGACAATGTTCTGACTGGATTAGAATCGCCAGGAACTTCTAATGACTTTGAGCGCAAACTTGCGTCTGCAACGACAGAAGAAGAAATAATGTCCTTAATAAGCGGCAACCTCTAGTTCGTCGCATAACCTAACAAGAAAGGAGATATCACCGAAATGGCTGATGTCTACTCAACTACCACCTCTGGTGTCGGTTCCAATCTTGTCACAATGGCGTATGATAAGTTAATCGAATTACAACTTCGTTCAACTCCTCAATTCCGCGCTATTGCAGATAAGAAAATTGGTCAACCAACCCACGACGGTTCTTCAATCCGTTTCCAATTCTACAACGATATTGCTGACACCACAATTGCTGGTGCAACACTCGCTGAAACTGTTGACCCAGATGCAGTATCAATTCCTGCTACTACAACTCTTGATGTCACACAGGTAGAACTTGGTCGCGTAGTAATTCCTACACGCAAACTATCACTAATGTCACTTTCAGATGTTGACCCATGGATTGCTAACGCTGTTGCGTTCAACATGGCAACAACACTAGACAACGGCGTAGCCGCTGTTCTAGATGCTGGAACTAACGTTATCCGTGAATCTGGTGGCGCACTTTCAACAACTGCTGCTAAGTCAACAATTGACACAACAGACGTAATCAAGGGTCGCGACATTCGCTACGCAGTAACAAAAATGCGTGCTGCAAATGTTAACACTCGTGGCGGAATGTATGTTTCATACATCCACCCAGAAGTTTCACACGACCTTCGTGTTGAAACAGGAAACAACGTTTGGCGCACACCTAACGAATACCAGAATATGGGCAACCTAATGGCTGGCGAAATTGGTGCTTGGGAAGGTGTTCGTTTCATCGAAACACCACGCATGACCAATACAATCACAGGTAAGGCACTAACAGCACTTGCTACTGCTTCTGCAGTAAGCGGTGTTTCTGGTGAATACACAATCGTTGCAGCGAATGCTGCTTTCGGTGGTCTTGCTGAAGTTGGCGACGCTATTAGCGGAACTAACGTAGGTGCTGGTGCTTTGATTACAGCAATCTCAGTTGGCGCTACAAACACTACATACACAGTGTCTGTTGCTAACTCAGGAACTGTTGGAACAAACACACTTACTGTTACACCAAAGGCTCGTGTTTACAATACATACGTATTGGGACAACAAGCACTTGCTGAAGCAGTATGGAAGGAACCAGGCATTGAGTTTGGTAACATCTCAGACAAGTTGAACCGCTTCCGTCCTGTCGGATGGCACGGTATCCTTAACTGGGCTGTATATCGTCAAGATGCTCTATATCGCATTGAAACTGCTTCGTCAGTTCGTGCATAAGTAGTAACTAATTGGTTGGGGCGGTTATGCCGCCCCTTCCTCTTCTAAGGGGGAGATATGGCATATTATTTTACAACACCTACAGTAAGTGAGGGACCACTTGCTGACGGGCCGTTATTCAGCCGTTACAGGCTTACTAAGGGCATATCAGTGATTAAGGAAGACGGAGAATACCGCGAACTTCGCGACCCGTCTAGCGAGGAAGTAGAGGCTGCTGAAGCCTTCTACCTCGGTGGCATAACCTATGAGGTTAGCCCAGGAGAGAAAGCCGGTTTAGAGGCTGCAGGATATACGGTGGTTACTGCATGAAGCATTGGGAATATCATCCAGTTCCTGAAGATGGCTGTTTTGGATGTAAGGCTTTAGGACTACAAATTAATACAGGTGATGCCAAAGCCAGTAGTGGCAGTGGTATGAGTAACAAAGAATGGGACGCAGAAGTTGGTGCGTATGCTGATGCTCGCAAGCAAGGTATACAACCAGCAGGCACAAGCATGACAGCAATCAGAGAAGCACACCGAGCCTCAGAGGCTCTTGGCAAGGCTTACGATGCAAATACAATGATAGATAGCAAGGTAATAAATAACAAATCCGCAAACACACTCAAAGAATTGGGGCAAGTATAATGTCAGCAAAAGGCGAAAAGTATTCAAGCAAGAAAGCAATGATGAAGCACGAAACTAAAGAAAGTCCTGCAGCACGCAAGAAGGAATATGGTTCAGCAACTGGTGGACTATTTGGAACAAAGAAGGCTGTTGCTAAAAAGGCTGCTATGAAGAAAATGGGTAAGAAGAAGTAAATGGCAAAAATTAATGGAAATCCTGTAGACCCAAAAAAGTATGCTGCAAGGGTTACTAATGCTAAAAAAATTATAGCAAAAACAGACCCTGAAACGAAAAAAAAGATTGCGCAGATGTATTCAAAAGCAACACCAACTCCTAAGCCAAAGGCAACTGTAACACCTAAGCCTAAGCCAACACCTAAATTCACAATGCCAACTATTGCTGAGTATAGACAGTCTGCTGGATATAAGACAGACTCTCAATCATATAAGGATTATGTCTATACTGCAAAAGCAGTTTATGATGCAAAGTATAAGAAGAAGAAATAATGAAAAAGACTAAGACTCAGAAAGTTATGCACGAGTTCAAGGCTGGGAAACTTCACTCTGGTAAGGGTGGAAAGATAGTCAAGAACCCTAAGCAAGCAATTGCTATTGCGTTATCTGAAGCAGGAAAGTCTAAGAAGAAAAAAGGTAAATAATGCAAGACCCACGACTAAAGCGAGCAGGAGTGTCAGGCTTTAATAAGCCTAAGCGCACACCTAGCCACCCAAAGAAAAGCCACGTAGTTGTTGCTAAAGAAGGCAGCCAGGTCAAGACTATTCGCTTTGGTCAACAAGGGGTTCAGGGTTCCCCTGATGGCTCTGCTAGAAATAAAGCATTTAAAGCACGTCACGCAAAAAATATCGCTAAAGGCAAAATGTCTGCGGCATACTGGGCAGATAAGGTGAAATGGTAATGACTACTACATACGGAAACATTATTGATGATGTTGCCTCCAGCCTTGCTGGTTATACAATGCGTCAAGATAGGGCTACCCATCTAACTGCAGATGTAACTTCATCGGCTGTTTCACTGGCACTTGCAGATACTTCTAATATTGGTAAGGGTGTAATAGAAATTGATGAAGAACTATTATGGCTTGATTCCTATGACCGTATTTCTTCAACCGCTGCTGTCCCACCTTATGGTCGTGGATATCAAGGCACTACTGCTTCTGCTCATACAAGCGGCACGAAAGTAACTATTGCTCCAACATTTCCTCGTTCAACAATTAAGAAGGCTATCAATGATACTATTGATGCAGCCTTCCCTAACTTATTCGGTGTAGCAACATACACCTTTGCTTTCAACTCAGCAAAAACAACTTACTCAATTCCAGCCGATGTTCAATCAGTCTTATATGTATCTTGGCAAGATGTTGGACCTTCGGGAGAATGGTTGCCAGTTAAAACTTGGAACCACGACCCATTGGCTAATGCTGGAGTCTATACTACAAATAATAGCATTTCAGTGTATGACCGTCAAATTATTCCCGGCAGAACTGTTCAGATTTATTACATTAAGAAGCCTGCTACTTTTTCACAATTATCGACAATTACATTAACTAATGCTCAAGTATTTGAAACACTAACTGGACTTCCTTCATCTTGCAAAGATGTAATTATTTATGGTGCTGCTTATCGCCTAGCCTCATTCATTGACCCAGGTCGTTTGAATTACCAATCTGCTGATGCAGACCAAGCCGATACCAAGATTCAATACGGCTCTGGTGCATCTACTGCTCGTTTCCTTCTCGCTCTATACCAGCAACGCCTTACAGAAGAAAGTAAAAAACTACGTGACCAATACCCATCCCGCCCACATTACACGAGGTATTAATAAATGACTACTCGCCTTTATTCATCCATCTCACAGGAAACCACTCTTGTATCAGCGCTATCATCTAGCGCAACAACTATGGTGGTCAACTCTGCGTCAGCCCTGCTTGCAACTATTACGCCTGCTGCTGGTGAAACCTTTACGGTTGTTATTGACCCTGATACGGCTCTTGAAGAAATTGTAGATGTAGTCTATCCTAGTGCTCCCGGAAGCACAACTTTAACTATTACTCGCAACATTGATTCATCTACTGCTATTGCTCACTCAGCAGGAGCCAAAGTTCGTCATATGGCTATTAGCCGTGACTTCCGTGAGGCTAATACTCACGTTAATGGAACACTTGCTCAGCACGGAGCAACTACATCTACAGAACTTCGTGGCGTTATCTCTGATGAAACAGGAACTGGTTCTCTAGTATTTGCTACTTCGCCTACTCTTGTAACTCCAGCCTTAGGAACTCCTGCATCTGGAACACTTACAAATACAACTGGACTTCCACTGACAACTGGTGTAACTGGCACATTGCCAGTAGCCAATGGTGGAACTGGTGTAACAACATCAACTGGTTCTGGCGCAAACGTATTAGGAACTAGCCCAACTATTGCTAGCCCAACCATTACTGGCACAGGTGCTATTGCAGGAACCTTTACAGGAAACATTACTGGTAACGTAACTGGAACTGTATCAGGCAATGCTGGAACAGTAACTAATGGTGTTTATACAACAGACACTGGCACTGTAACTTCTACAATGATTGCCAATGGCACTATTGTAGATGCGGATATTAACTCTGCAGCAGCCATTACAAAAACTAAGATTTCAGGCACTGCTATTACAGCAGCCGATACTGGCACAGTAACAAGCACAATGCTTCTTGATGGAACAATCCTTAATGCTGATATTAATGCTAGTGCTGCTATCGCCAAGACTAAGTTAGACCTTGGTGGAACTATTACCTCTGCTGACTTGGTAGATGGAACTATTGTAGCCACAGATATTGCTGATGGAACTATCACTGCAGCCAAGATGGTATCTGACCCTTATGCTCGCGCTAACCATACTGGCACACAGACTGCATCTACTATTTCAAACTTTGATACACAGGTTCGCACATCAACTGTAAGTCAAATGGGTGCTCCTACTGCAGATTTATCACTGGCTACATATAAAATTACTAACCTTGGAACTCCTACAGTATCTACCGATGCTTCAACTAAGGCTTATGTAGATGCACAGATTACTGCCCTTGTAGGTGGTGCTCCTGGAACACTTGATACTCTTAATGAAATTGCAACCGCTATCTCTAGTGGTGGTTCATTTGAATCAACAGTAGTTCTTAAATCAGGTTCTACTATGACAGGTGCTTTAACTTTATCAGGTGCTCCTACAACAAGCCTACACGCTGCTACTAAGGCTTATGTAGATACCGTTGCTGGCTCTGCTACGGCTGCTGCAGCCTCTGCTGCTGCTGCTGAAACAACCTATGACAACTTTGATGATAGATACCTTGGAGCCAAGTCATCTGCTCCTAGCGTGGACAACGATGGCAATGCACTTATCACTGGTGCTTTGTATTGGAACTCTGTATCTGCTGCTATGTTTGCTTGGACAGGTTCTGCTTGGGGTTCAATCTCCTCAACTGCAGCAATCTATCGCTATCGCTATACAGCAACTGCTGGTCAAACATCAGTATCTGGAGCAGATGCTAATGGATTAACACTTTCATACATTGTTGGCAAAGAACAGGTATACCTAAATGGTGTGCTTCTTGTTCGTGATACAGACTACACAGCATCTACTGGAAGTAGCATTACATCTCTTGCTGCTATGGCTGTTAACGATATTGTAGAAATCATTACTTTTACAGCCTTTGATTTAGCAACTGCTATTGATAAAGCATTGTTTGTTGCTAAGGGTGATATTTTAGTAGCAACCGCTTCTAATACTCCTGGTAAATTAACAGTAGGAACTGATACTTATATCTTAACTGCTGACTCAACCACAGCAACTGGAATTAAGTGGACAGCACCTGTTGCTGGTTACTCAGCACCAACACTAGGTTCAACAAGCATTACATCAGGTTCAACAGTAACAACAATTGCTGGTTTAACCCTGACAGCACCAACTTTAACTGGAACTGTAACAGCATCGGGTGATATAACATTATCTGCATCTGGAGCATTTGGAAGCATTAAAGATTTTCAAACACTTAGCCTAATGGGAGCACTATAATGAGCAAAGCAAGAGATTTAGCAAATATAGCCACAACGCTGGCTACCGTATCAACAACAGAATTGGGTTATGTAGATGGAGTCACTTCTCCAATCCAAACTCAAATTAACAATATAGACTCAACACCAACAGCACTAATGACAATGGGAGCATAACCAATGGCAACTACATATAAGGTCCTAGGGCAAGTAGCCCCATCAGCAACTACCGCAACAACACTATATACAGTTGGTGCTGGTAAGTCAACAGTAGTATCTACTATTGCTGTATGTAACCGTGCTGCTACTGCAGCAACATACCGAGTGGCTATTCGCCCTGCGGGTGCAACACTATCTAATGAACATTATATTGCCTATGATTCTACAGTGGCTGCTAATGATTCAACAATGCTTACTATTGGAATTACTCTTGCTACTACAGATGTTATTACTGTATATGCATCAACTGCTAACCTTTCCTTCAATGCTTTTGGAAGCGAGATTGCATAATGGCTATATCCAAACTTAACGCAGCAGCAGCAGTAAATGTTCCTTTAATTCCACAAGCGTATTTACCTTCGGGTTTAACACTTCGCAATACTTATACAAGCACAACAACTAGTATTACTGGTCAACCATCTCAAGTATTTGTTGTTTTAATTGGCGGCGGCGGCGGTGGAACTAATGGTTCTTCTAACGAGTATGCTGGTGGTGCTGGAGGTGGCGGTGGTGGAATTATATCTTCTTGGGTTCCATCTTTTACTTCTGTAACCATTGGCGCAGGTGGAACTGGTGGAGCAGCAAACGCAAATTGCATTGTTGGAACTGCAGGCGGAGAATCTTATGTTTCTTCAGTTCCAGGATTTACTGCTCCTGGCGGAAGCGGCGGCGGTAACTCTTCAGGTTATGGTGGCACTGGCGGAACATCTGGAACATATAAATTTATTGGAACAGTGGCTTATACCGCTGGTGCAGCAGGCGGCGCAGGTGGTTCGTATCCAAGTGGTAGCAATGGCACTGCTGGCACCGCTAGCACTGTTGTAAGTGGCGGAGGTGGTGGTGGTGCTGGTTCAACAGGCACCGCTACTGCTTTCAATGGCGCAGCAGGTGGCGCGGGATATTATGCAGGTGGTGGTGGTTCAGGCGGAACTGGCTCTGGTGGTGTAGGCGGCTCAGGTGGTGCATCAACAAATTATAGTTACACAGGCGGAACAAGTGGCACCAATCTTGGTGGCGGAGGCGGGGCTGGAATTTTTGCTAATGGAACAACTGCTACAACAACTGCTGGTGCCGCAGGTGGTTCAGGCGGAGGCGGTGGTGGTGGAGCAAGAGGTCCAGCAAACATAGGTATAAGTGCAATCGCAGCAGGTGGAAATGGCGGAGCAGGTGGCTGCTTCGTATATTGGTGATAGGGAGATATAAATGACTACATTTGCAGTAATGCTTAGTAATCAAGTAACAAATACAATAGATGCACCTTCATTAGAAGTTGCAGAAGAAGCAACTGGACAGACCTGTATTGAATATACAAAGGATAATCCAGCAAGTATTGGCTGGACATATGCCGATGGCATATTTACAGCACCAACAAACTAACAACGGAAGGTAGTAACTAATGGCTACAACAACTAAGGCGCTCGTAAGAGCAGCAGCAGGAACATCAACGGCTACACTGTATACAGTGCCAGCCTCTACAACAACAGTAGTAACTAATATCGTGGTAACTAACTCAGCAGCATCTGCTGCTACATTTACCCTTACGCTCAACAGCGTTGATATATTTACTACAACTGCAATTGCCGCTAACTCAACAGCAATGTTTGACTTAAAACAGGTAATGGCAACAACTCAAATTATTGCTGGTTTTGCCAGCGCAGTAACAGTTAAGTTTCACATCAGCGGAGTGGAGATTTCCTAATGGCATCAACAGTATTTCCTGTAGCATCATCTGGATTTAATCCAACAACTGTAACACTTCAACAAACAATTACATCTGGCTCTACCGTTACTATTCCTGCTGGAGTTAGCAATGTTTGGGCTGTTTTAATTGGCGGAGGTCAAGCAGGACAATCTAACGGTGCAGGCGGTGGCGGTGGCGGAGTTACTGTTGGCTGGACTCCTGTTAAAGTAGGTTCAAATTACATAGAAATAGGTGCTGGTGGCACTGGCAGTCTTGGTTCTGGTGGAAGAACTGCTCTTGGTATTTTAGTTGCAGGTGGTGGCGGAAGCACAGGTCCAGGTGCTGCCACAAATGGTGCTGGCTCAGGAATTGCATCTTATTATGGAGCACCCGCTGGTGCAAATTTTGGCGGTGGACAAATGGCTGGCAATGGTGGAGTAACCGCTGGTTCTGGAAGTTCTGGAATGTATACAGGTGGTGGCGGTGGTTGGAATAACGGCACAGGTCTAGCAGGTGGTGCTAGTTTAGCAACTGGTTACACAGGTGGTAGCGCTGGTAGTAATCCTGGCGGCGGTGGCGCAGGATATTTAGCAAACGCAAGTGGTGGCACAGGTGGTTCTGGCGGAGGTGGAGGCGGAGGTGGCGGAACACCTGGTGCTGGTGGCGCGGGTGTCGCTCTTATTTATTACTAATTCTTAGGAGAATAATATGACAATTAGATATACATATAACTGTTCAAATTGTAGCAATACATACATTGAACAACGCACAGCAGAAGAATCACAATACTTCTCAAATTGTAGCAAGTGTAATACAGAACTTAATCTAGTATCTGAAACCCCTGCTGAATAATTGATATACGAAACCTCAGATATACAACGGACTATTGATGATTCAGTAGACGAAATAGAAGCATCAATACTATTTTAAGGAGCATACGTGGCTGGTAAAGATATTACCGAGGATATCCCGTTAAATATTGGAAATCCTGCAACAAGTGGTTTTTGGAATAATACTGCTGAAAACTATGACGTAGCAATTGGTGGGCTTCCGTTCCTCCTTGCTCCGACTGATATTAACCCTTACGGTAGAGGAACTGCTCCATACCGTAAGGAACAGTTTGATAGTTCTAAAGAACCTGGAGAGCAATCATTAACAGGTTGGTGGATTCGTTCTCAATCATCTTTTCACGGCGGGGCTGGTATTAAGTTCTATGACCCATCTTCGGGTGAAACTATCCCTTACCGTTATGTTGATTCTCAAGGTGTCAATATATGGACAAAGGGACAGGCTACTCTTCTAAAAGACGTATCTCAAGAGCACGTTACTACAGGCTATATAGATGCCAATAGTAAGCCACAACAACATATGAGTTCAATCCAATGGACTACTTCAGGTGTTACTTACCAAGGAGCGTTGATTCACGATGAATACGATGTTGATAAAATTGATAGTAATGGCAATCTCACTCACTTTATTAACTATAATCTGGGAACCGTTGACAAGGTATACGCTATCTGTAATGATGGCACTACTGCTTATTGGATAACTAACGATACTGGCCCTAGTGGTAAACTGCAAGTTTATAAAAAGGCTCTTAGCCTAGATTATACAACTGGTGGAACTTTAATGTTCTCATCAGCATCTATCACAGTTGCTAATGCAGTTATGGAATTTGTTAAAGACCGTATTGTTATGTGTATTAACAATGTTGTATACGAAGTGGCACCTAATGCTACATCCTTGCCAAGTGCTATCTATACTAATCCTAATACAAGTTATGTCTATACAAGCGTATCTGCTTCAGGTCCTGCTATCTATACATCCGGACTTTCCGGACTTTATTCTACTATTCAAAAATATACTCTTGTAACTTCTACTGGTGCTATGCCGGTCCTGAGTTCTGCTTCTGTGGCTGCTGAATTTCCAGCAGGCGAAGTAGTCCATAAGATATTCCATTATCTTGGATATATGATTATTGGAACTAACCGAGGTGTAAGAGTAGCCGAAGTTAATGACCAAGATGGAAGTCTAAACTATGGTCCTCTAATTGCTGAAAGCAATGACCAACCAGTCTATGACTTTACTGCTCGTGACCGTTTTGTATGGTGCGCAACAGGTGTTGCTAACTTATACTCTGGTCTTACTAGAATTGATTTAAGTGCATCTATTGAAGGTGAACCTTTAAGATTTGCTTATGCAAATGATTTACAACAGGCACACGATGTAAACTACATAACCACTGCTGTATGTTTCATTGGTAATACTAATCGCATTGCCTATTCTATTGCCTCTGTAACAATGGGAACTAACGTAACCAATAAGCAACGCACTACAACTGTTGCTACGCTTACTACTCAGACTGCTCACGGTTTAGCCGTTGGCGATGAAGTGTGGGTAGAAGGTGTTGGTTCACCATTTGATAGCACAACTTCTGAATATACAATTACTGGAACACCAACTACAACTACTTTCACCTATACAACTTCATCATCTGGAACAGTAGCCTCAACTGCGGTAACATCTTCGGCAGCAAAAGTTAATAGAGTTGGTCATATCTATCTAGAACATCCAACTAACTTAGTATCTTCAGGATATATTCAAACAGGTGCTATTCGTTATGGAACTCTAGAACCTAAAAACTTTAAGTTTATTCGTGGTCGTGGTGTATTTACCAATGGGGCTATGGATATCCAATCCATTGAAGAGAATGGTGACCTTTATAACGTAATTACTTATGATGTTAATGCTGGTAATCCAGAGGCTGCAACACTTCAACCTGAAGGTTCTCAAGAATTTGTATCCTATAAATTTACGCTCTCACGTAGCGCAAGCGATAACACCCTAGGCCCTATATTTAAGGGTTATCAAGTAAAAGCACTTCCAGCAACTAAACGCCAACGGTTGATTCAGTTCCCAGTATGGTGTTTTGACGTGGAAAGCGATAGATATAAAGTGATGGCAGGTTATGAAGGCCGTGCGTGGGAGCGTATACAATTGCTCGAGGCTATTGAAGCCAATGGAGATATTGTAAACGTTCAAGATTTTACAACTGGAGAACGTGTCCAGGGACTTATTGAGAATATTGCATTTGCTCGTAAAACCCCTCCTAGTGACCGTTACAGCGGTTTTGGTGGACTCCTAACAATCACTATTAGAACGGTTTTATAATATGACAGCAGTAGAATGGGCTGGGTTGGCAGTCGCAGTAACAACTATAGCAGCAAGTTTTGTAGGTTCAGTTAGGTGGCTTGTAAAGCATTACCTAAGTGAACTTAGAGTAAATGGGGGCAGTTCAGTTAAAGACCAAGTGAACCGATTGGAAACCCGAGTTGACCAAATTTATATCCTTCTTTGCGAGAAAGAATAGCCGTCTACTATTAGTATCTTTTTTAACATTTACAAGTTTGTTCTTCGTGCCAACAATGGCAAGAGCAGATGACATAGTTATTGAATTAAATCAAGAAACACCTTATATAGATACAATCGTTGAAGTTGCAGCACCAAGTGAATATGTAATTGAAACCTTTACTGGTCCTAGATTTGAAACACTTGCTGATGGAACTATGGCACAACGTGCCGGTTGGCTTGATTCTTGGATTGAACTACGCCAAGGAGAGCAAGTTCTTAGGGCAGATGATGATAGCAATCATGCTCCTGGCATTAATGAATATGCTTCTAAAATGACTGGAACTATTGATGTTGGCACATATACAATTCGTGCTACATCATATCTATACCGTGTGGGTTATGGTAATCCAACTGGAACTTATACTCTCTATAGCAATCTGATTCCACCACCACCTCCTGAGGTTGTAGTAGACCCAGTTGTTCCTGAGCAACCACCAGTGGAACCACCTCCTGTGGAGCCACCACCAGTAGAGCCTCCTCCTGTAGTGGACCCAGTAACTCCTCCACCACCCCCTCCTCCCCCTCCTATTGTTATTCCTGACCCTCCACCTGCTCCTGAACCTCCTGTGGTCATTCCTGAGCCCCCTGTGGTAGAGCCAGAACCTCCCGTAGTTGAACCAGAACCCCCTGTTGTAGAGCCTGAGCCTCCAATAGTGGAACCTGAGCCACCTACACCTATAGAAGAACCCCCTGCTGAGGCAGAGGAGCCTCCTGTAGTAGTTGAGGAACCACCAGTAGAGGCTGAAGAGCCACCAGTGGTAGAGGAAGAACCTCCAGTAGTAGAAGAAGAAGCACCTACTCCAGTAGAAGAACCGCCTTTGGTGGCAGATGAGAATTCTACTGATGAAGAAAAAGAAATTATTGCTGAGGCTCTTATTGAGCAGGCAGCAGGTAACGCAGTAACTGCAGAAGCAATAGCAGAAGCAGGTCTTACTTATGCTGACCTACCTCCTCAGACTCCTGTTGAAGTTCGTCAAGATGAGAATGGAAACCAAGTAGTTATTACGGCTGAGGTAGCAGCAGCACTTGTAGTGCTAGAAAGCCCAGCGCAATTAATAAACGCAATATTTACAGACCCAGCCCAAGCACTCCTAGCATTAGGAAGCATTGGTGCTGATATGTCACCTGAAGAACGTAAGGAATCAGGGAAGACAATTATCGCAGCAGTGATTGTTGGTGGCATAGCCACTCAATCCGCTTTAACAGTAGCCGCGTCATCAGGCGCAGTAGCGTATAGGAGAAAACCTTAATGAAGCATTGGTTAGCAGATTTCCTTAGTCAGGCTTGGACACTACTCGGAATGGGTGTGGCTTGGGTTGTTCTAGATGGAAGCGCAAAAGCAGTAGTTGGTTATTCAATAGTCCTAACTACAATCGTATGGGCAGCAACCTATTGGTTGCGCAACCCTAAGGATAAAGAATGAAAAACTTCAAAAATATCTTTATGAGAATCGTGGCAGTCTTTGCTGCCTCAGGTCTTTCAGTTATTGGTGCTGGCGCAGTTGTCGGTATCAGCACAGCCAAGGCAGTAATCCTGGCTGGAACATTAGGCGTAGCAACAGTCGTCGAGAAACTAGCCCGTGCTTTCCTAGATGATGGGAAACTCACAGCCGCTGAAATTAACGATGCCTTTGCTTCGGTGGACAAACGAGCAAAGAAGGACTAACATGACTCAAAAAGATGACTTCCTAAAAGTAGCCGAAGGTGAAGTAGGAACCGTAGAAGGACCTAAAGACAACGAAACTAAGTATGGCAAGTTTACTAAGCACGACTTTCAACCTTGGTGTGGAAGTTTTGTAATGTGGGTTGCTCATGAAGTGAAACTTAAACTTCCTAACTGTGTATACACACCTGCTGGTAGGGCAGGATTCCAGGGAACTGGGGCTTGGAGTAATGCAGAAACTGCAAAACCTCAGCCAGGAGATATCGTGTTCTTTGACTTCGTTAAAGGCGGAGCAGATGTAGAGCACGTTGGAATTGTCCTAAAGGACAACGGTGACGGAACAGTCACCACTATCGAAGGCAATACTGCAGGAGATAAAAAGAAGAGCAAGAGCGAGGCTAACGGAGGCGAAGTGGCTGTAAAGACACGCGCTTACAAGGCTAAGAACAAACGCGGCTTGCTTCCTTTTGTAGTAGGCTTCGGAAGACCTGCTTTCAAAGCAGACTAAGGAGAAAAAATGAACACAGAAAAACTAAAGCAAATCGGGTTGTCTTACTTCCGTGCAGCAGCAGCCTCAGCGGTTGCTCTCTACACAGCAGGACAGCACGACCCAAAGACTTTGGCAACTGCATTCCTTGCTGGTCTTGTCGGACCAATCCTCAAGGCTCTTGATGCCTCTGCGCCACAGTTTGGCAAGGGCAGTAAGTAGCCCTAGAATGGCATTTAAACGCCTTATAAGGCTGTTTTAAAGCAATTAGACCCTCTTATCTAGTATCTATACTAGGTCGGAGGGTCTTTTTGTGGTTTACTGGAGTATAATTCCTTTATCTCGTTCCACATCAGCGTCGCAAGAGCGACACTTTATGAAGTAACAATGTTCGGTTTTGCTATGAACACATAGCCCTGACCACCAAATCTTGTATGACTCAGTATCTTCGCACCAAGTTTCATCCCCATTAGGTCCGGCTAAGTGTTTCATTTTCTGTTATCCGTTGAATAGTAACCTGAGCCTTTGAAATGGACAGGTGTAGTTGTCCAAAGGCGTGTCATAGTTCCGCTTTGGCAACAGGTTGGTAGGCTGTCATCACCATAGTTTTTTTCATACTCTACGGTCATTCCACAGGCGCTACATAAGAAATCATATTTAGGCACAATGCCCCTCCTTTTTGGTCAGCAGAATAATATCACATATGTTACAGTTCTCGGGCGGGAAACCGTGGGGCAGAAACTTCAAATGACGGATGACGGCATAGCCAGTATTCTGACCTCCCTGAACCACCATAAATTTTATGGGGGGAGGGGGGGCATTTCTTAAAATCAGGATTCAGGCATAAGAAATGCCGTTACCGTGGGACACGCCGAGAAGGCGTGCAGGGTGTGGTATAGTTCCTTTATGAATATAAACATAGATAAATTACCTAAACATATAAGTTACTCATCATTGAATACTTGGTTGGAATGCGGTTGGAAATACAACCTGACCAAGTTAGAGGGCGTATCTGAAAAACATGCAGTTTGGTTTACAGGTGGTTCAGCCGTTCATAAGGCTACAGAACGTTGGGACAAAAACGAATTAGGAAATACCTCAGGCATCCCTGAACTTTGGAATGATGTTTGGTTCAACCAAGTCAAAGAAGATGAAGCAACCAATGGAGATATGTCTGACTGGCAATTTGCCAAGAGGGAAGATATGTCTTGGTGGTATGGCGAAGGCTTATGGATGTTTGAACGATGGATTCAATTCACTAATCCTGATAATGGTTGGAAGGTCTATGAAGATTTTGTTGAAAAGGAATATGAGATTCCAGTAGGAGATACTACTATCAAGATGGCTATTGACAGAGTTATGGTTGATGGTTCTGATGGCAAGTTGGTCCTACTGGACATTAAGACTGGAGCATCTGCTCAACGTCATCCTCTCCAACTTGCTATCTATGCTTGGGCTTTACAGAAGCAAGGTATTCAAGTTGATAAGGCTGGTTATTGGGATGCTCGGACTGGGCATATATCTCTATGGTCTATCGAACACCTTGGACCTGAGAAGATTGAGGAAATGCTAACTACATTCGACAAGGCTCGTAAGGCAGAAATCTTTGTGCCAAACTTGAGCAACTGTGGTCGCTGTGGTGTGATATCATACTGTAAATGGATGAATGGAAAAAACACAGAAAAGGAGCAAGTAAATGGCTAATGCCACATACCAAGTAAGTAGCAAAATGAACGATGGTCGCATCTTTCTTATTGCTGGAGATACCTACGATGCATTCGTAGCAAACCTACAAGCCGCTCTAGGCGAAGCAGGTGCTAGTAATGTATTGAATACAATGGCTGGTTCGTTGGAAGGCGCAAATTTATCTACCTATGCACAACCTTCTAACTTTGAAGGAGCAGTTGCTAACTTAGCAGCAGGTCTTGGCGCTTCACCAGCAGGTCCAACACAAACTTTTACGCCAAGTATGGGACCAACTGACAAGCAATGTCACCATGGTTCAATGACTAAGCGCACAGGCGCTGGCGCTAAGGGTCCTTGGAAGGCATACATGTGTCCTTCTCCTAAGGGAACACCTGACCAATGTGAACCTGTATGGGTTCGTCGTCATGATGCTGATTGGAATAGTTTCTAACCAATGAGAACTCTTGCTCGCGCAGTCGGAAGTAAGGACATAGGTGGAGAACCAATTCCACACGTGTTCCGTTCTTTCGAGGTTAACAAAATTGTTATACGCAGAGCAGAAGTGTCTATGATTGCTGGCACTCCAGGGGCAGGTAAATCAACACTTGCCCTTGCGATTGCTTTGCGAGCCAAAGTTCCAACTCTTTATATTAGCGCAGACACTAATGCTCATACAATGGCTATGCGCCTGCTATCTATGATAACTGGTCAAGCACAAAGTGTGGCTGAGAAAGCACTTATAGAATCTATTGAAGATTCACGAAGAATTATTAATGAAAGTTCAGGGCATATCTTTTGGTCATTTGAGTCAGCACCTACTCTTGCTGATTTAGATATGGAAGTATCTGCCTTTGAAGAACTATGGGGTTGTCCTCCAACGTTAATCGTTGTAGATAACCTTATGGATATTGCTGGTGATAGTGGTGATGAATTCGGTAGTATGCGTTCTAATATTAAAGAACTTAAATACTTAGCACGCGATACTAATGCTGCCGTTCTAATCCTCCATCACACTAAGGAATCATATGTAGGAAATCCTTGCCAGCCTCGTTCTGCACTACAAGGTATGGTAGCACAACTACCTGCTTTAATCTGCACAGTAGGCTCTAATGCTCCTGGTTACATCGCTGTTGCTGCGGTTAAGAATCGCTATGGTAAAGCAGACCCATCAGGAGATACTTCTTTTTGGCTAACATTTAACCCTGAAGTAATGGAAGTAGCCGATATACCCGAAAGGATATAAAATGGATAAGAGAGAATTAGTCCCTCAAGTCATTCCCGATTGGTCACCTATTGGTGACGATGATTGGGAAGAAGATGACGAGTAAAGACATTTGGGAATTACAATCCGACTATAAAGAAAGCATGGACCTGCGAGGAGAACCAACTAAGGTTTGTCCTTGTGGGTCTTTTTTATGGAAGTTATTGGTCGAATGGGACCAAGATAGTGATACGATAAGTTCTTACTTTACTGATATGGAGTGTGCTGTTTGTGGTTCCAAAGCAACAGCCCCCACAGAGGAGAGATTATGAAAATAGAAAACTGGAAAGTTTGGACAGCCTGTATTGTAGTCTTTGTGGTTATGTCGCCGCAAAATGCGGTTGCATCGTTATTGATGGCTCCAACCCATATGCAAATTAAATTCTGCATGGCTAAGAATCAATCAATGGCTTATATGAAACAGATGGCTAAAGACTATGGAAGACATCGCGTTAAGCAATTAGGCTGGAGTAAAAGAGAATGGAAAGCGTTGCTTGCTTTATGGAATAGAGAATCTCGTTGGGATTACAAAGCAGATAATCCACACTCAACTGCTTATGGTATACCTCAGATTCTTGACTTGCCTAAGAACTTATCAATATCTGAACAAGTAGACGCAGGATTGAAATACATCCAAAGTAGGTATAAAACGCCTACTTTAGCGCTCGCCCATCACCATCGTAAAGGTTGGTATTAAGTGGCTAATCCCAATGGGAGAAAAGGTTCACTCTTTGAAACATCTGTGCTCAAGTGGTTACGGACTAAAGCCGTAACTGCTGAACGTTTAACTAAGGCTGGTGCTAAAGATGAAGGTGACATTGTTGTAACTGCTAATGGCAAGGTTTATATCCTTGAACTAAAAGCAACTAAAGCAATTAAGTTACCTGAGTATTGGGCAGAGGCAGTAGTCGAAGCGCAACACTACGCAGAGGCAAGAAACCTAAGCGAGATACCACCATCA